TGAGCGATCAAGTTAGCAACACGGTTGATTTGAACAGCTAAAGCAGCGTGTTCGTCACCAACGAATGTAGCTGTACCTGAAACAGCTGACTGATCGTATGTTTGTGTAGCTGTACCAGCTAATGATGCTAGGCTAGCTAGGATCTCTTGGTCGATTTCAGCTGTAATTTCTTGTGCTAAAGCAGCCATGATTTCTGCTTCAACGTCAATACCTTGTTGGGCTTGTGCGTCTTGTGCAGCCTCGAATGTCCAGCGAGCTGACAACTTACGAGTCTTAGCTTCAACTGTTTGTTTCAAGATTTGGATGCTCATTTTCTTACCAGCAACACCTTCTAGAGCGGCTGTTGAAGCGGCACCAGCTGATGAGCTTGAAGAGTTAGCAGAATAGCCTTGAGCGATAGCAAATGGGCTTAATGCTTCTGTACCTGCGGCAAATTCACCAGAATCGCTGTAGCGAACTCTTAATGTGTGGATTTGACCAACTGGGCCAGTCATCGGTTGTACACCAACTAACTCGTTAGCAATAACGGTTGGCATAACACGACGGATTACCGGTAAAATTACGCGGTTTAATGTTGCAACGTTGCCGGCAGAAGTGGTACCAGCTGTAGCAGATTCAGAAAGATACTTGCGAGTATTTTCCAAAGTTGCTGACATAACTGATTTTTTAGTGCCTTGAAGGCCTTCTAAAAGAGCGTCTTTAGTCTCTGCCCAACGGCTTGTTAGTAGTTCTGACATTTAAATTCTCCTTAAATTTTTAGTCCTGCGAGTCTACGAATGTCAACAATATTTGACTGTTCCTCGCTGCTACGATTGCTGTTGGAAATTTATTTATTTCCTGTGATTTCTTTTGCCTCTACAAGTGCCTGTTTCTTCTGCGGAGCTTTTACAGCGTTACCTGCGATAACTGCTGGTAGGTACTTTTCAAAACTTTCGTTTAGTCGAGTAGTCTTTACGCTCTCCATTAATTCACCCATGATCTCGCGTTGTTCCTTGTTTAAAGGAGCAAGTAGTTCACTCATGATTTTTGTTCTTTCCTGGCCTTCTTTCAAAGACTGGATTTCTGCTTGTTTACTTTCTAGTATTTGTTCAGCATCAACGACTGCCTTAGCGGCTTCTTGAATAGCTAAATCTTTCATGTCTATGACTTTGAGTAATTTTGCAGTTTCTGATTTCTCATTTAGGTAGCTAGTGCTGTATTCTGCGGCAAAAGCCTCGAATAGCTTGCGACCAAAGTCTGCACGGCGAGCCGCTTCAATGTCTTCTTTCAGTGATGTAATTTCAGAAGTTAAGTTCTGAGTTACAACTGATTCAACCATTGCTGCCGCACGTTGTACAAATGCTTCTTTAACCTGCTTGAGTTGTTCTTTACCTTCGCGAACTAAACGAACTTTAGTTTCTGCTAGGTCTTGCTTATCTTTGTAAAACTCTGTAATTTCTTGAGCAAGAGCTTCAACTACGAATTGTTCAAGTGTGCCAAATTTACTTGCCATTGCTACTTGATCTTCATGCAATTCTGAAACTTCAGAGGCTAGTTGACGAGTAACAAATTCCTTCATTACATCGGCATCACGCTTCATTTTGACGGCATATTTTGCCTTCATTTCAGCTAGTTGCTTGCGATCATCAGCAAATTCAACAAGTTCGCGGGCTAATTGTTCTGATAACATTGTGTCAACAGCTTCAATCATCGCGCTCTTGTCGTGCTCATATCTTTGTGCAAACTCTTCTCTTAGTTGTTGAGTAACTTGTTCACGGTTCTCGTTAATACGAGCTTCCCAAGCTGACTCAATAGACTCTTTGATCTCTTCAGAAATCACATTATTTTCAAATAGCTGTTTAATTGCATCCAACATGTGATTCTCCTTTTATTGGAGTTTGCTTATTATTCCTAATAAGCTCTCTTTGAGATATTTTTGTGCTTTAGGATCACCTTTCACCTCTTGCGCTATGCGTAAGGCACTTAATCCTCCTCGACTGTTCATCAAGTGTTCATAAATTGGTGTAGGATATGCTCCAGGAGCACTAGGTTGAGCTACCA